GAACTTGCGCTCCGAGACCGTGTACGTGGCCTGAGTCTTCGGGTCGTATCCGAGGTTGCGCGAGATGTACAGTTTCTCCTGCATCAGCTCTCTTGGATGATGCGGCGGACTGATTCGAGGCAAGCGTTGAAGCCCCATGTGTAGTTCACACGCTTCTGGTAGTTGTCCATCTCGCACGTATCGCTATGACCGAAATTGTCACCGCCCCCGCAGCAATTAACCTTCTCTAGCTCCGGCAGCTTCTCCAGCAGCTCCGCTTTCCACTGGTCGCGGAGGGAACGGATAAAGGCTTTAACTTTCAATCCAGCCGGGGAACCCGCTGTGTATACGGTCCATTCGGCAAACTCCGTATCGAACTCCCTCTCCCAGTCCTGGGGCTCGTGGCGCTCCCCTACACCGTGCAGCCTGGCATCCTGCTTCTCGTACCGCGCCTGGTGCTCGTCGCACAGGTGCCAGCCTACCTTGTCCGTGACGCTGGCGGTCCTCGTGCAGCCCTGCTGCATGCACTCGCGACGTTCCCAGTCCTGGGCTTCTGTGGTGGTGGCGGGAACCCTTTCAGCTCCGCAGTCGCACGGCTTATAACCGGGGCACGGTCCGTTATGGGCGACCATGCACGATATATTGGCGGAACAGTGAGGCTTGTGAGTCATACCTGAAGCATAGCAAGCTGCCTCTCCATCGCCTGTTGATAACCTAGCGGCAGGTCCAGTGATGGCCGAGGTTATTGCTCAAGGCCCAATCCGCGACCTGGATTGCCTTTGCCCCGTCAAGTGGTGAGCCGGAGATACCTGCTTTCTGGGAGAACCAATCCCAGGTGGGCGTCTTGAACTGGAGGATGCCGTAGGAGTTCGAGTGAACGTCCCAGACGACAATCTTCTCCCGGCCCCCGCTCTCGCACTTAATCATGCGGAGCAGCGTGGTCTTGTGAACGGTGCCGAGCTGGTCCATGACTGCTGCCCAGTGAGACATAAGGTCGGACTGATTCTGATAGGTAACACTTGTTACCTTACGAATCTTCGCCGGTGCCTTCTCAACCGCCTGCGCGGTCTTCACCAAAGCCGCCTCCGTGGGGACTTCCTCGATGGGGACGTAAGGCGCGGCCTGCGCTGAAGACACGGCACGGGTCACGATCTCATATGATTGGTCTTCGAGGCTTCCGCGTGCGTGGGCAGTTATGGGGATGAGGACGGAGGCGGCTATCAAGCCGCATATGGCGGCTCGCTTCATGGGTTAGGAAAACGCGCAGCAATGGCGCGGCACTTCTCTAGAAACACATCTACTGGCAAGGCAAACTTCATCGTATTGCAATCAGTGCAGCAGGGCCGGACATTATCTACGATATAGCCCTGCCTGCTGTCGATTCTATCGAGCCCTATGGTCGCTATCTCGGCCTCGCAGTAGAAACAAGGCTGTTGCCAGAACGCCTCGAACTGGTCGCGGCTTAGCAAGAACTCAACACCCCTACCCTTCGCAGAGCCCTTGTACATAACGTACTTGCCCGGAGGCGTTTGGTTGCGAGCCACAACGCGGCTTCTGCTCTTGAGGTATCTCGCTCGCCGCATCTCAGGCGTCGTCCTGCTGTTAACGTACGCGCTACGACAAACCTTGCAGTCGAGCGTTCTGCCGTCTCTGCAATCTTTCTTCTTATAGAACAGGGTCAGTGGCTTGGTAAGCCCACACCTATGACAAACCCTGGTTGGTTCGGAAATAGTCATTGAGCGGCGCGAACCACGCTGTCACTGGCGATTCGCTCCTTGCCATAAGCATAGGGGGCGAGACGGAGCTGTCCAGGGCGAGTTATGCACAGCCCTTGCGGAGCGGCTTTGGTATGCTTAGGGCAGTCCTACGTCAGGACAGTTCACCAATTCAAGATACTCAATGAATCAGTTCAAGGCGGGAGATAAGATTCGCCGCGAGATTGACGGGGCCGAGGATGTCGTAGTATCCGTGCCGGGGATGAGCGATTACGACCGCCACGACTTCGCTGGGGCAGAGGAGGGGTTCCTCACAAAGAGCCATAGCTGGGAGTTCCAGGAAGACTGGCAGCTTATCGAGAGCGGGGATGTCGCGAAAGAGAATAATACGACCAAGCGCTTCATCCTCCGGTACATGATGGACGAGGACCCGTTCGAGTTCTTCCCCGATGAGAAGTCCATGATTGCTCGGGTCAAGGAACTCATCACTTACAGCACGGTCAAGCAGGACTCGTACAAGTGGTACGAGATTGCCCGCCAGGGCACGGTCGAGCTTCAGCCCCGCCTCCTCGGCCTCGGTACGAAGACCGTCCTGAAGGAGACTGCCAAGCGCAAGCGCGGTCGGCCGCGCAAGGTCAAGTAATGATTGAAATCCTCCTCGCTATTACCGTCACAAGTCTTGCTATCGCAGCTCTGACCCTGTGCGTCGCGCTTTTCATCGGCATCATCAGAGACGAACTGTAGCGACGTAGAAAGAAAGCCCTCAATCGGGGCTTTCTTGTTTGGTCGGATTCGTTAGCGGGGATTCTGGCAGGGGTCACGGGGTTGTGCCTGGCGTGGGCAGGCTGAGATATGGATCACGCTCCTCTCTACACCTCGCCCCACTGTCGGGCGAGGGCCGGGATGCGGCACGCGCATCGTTTCCCCTCACAGAACTTATGGAGGGTCTTAGGCTTCGGCTTCTGCCGACGCCTGCCGCCTGTCCTGCTCCTCGGGAGTCGGTTGGTAGCTCTCTTTCCCTTGGGCTTTCTCATTCGTTTCCTCCTCCTGCCACTCGGCGTGGCAGCGAACGTGCATGTTGACTGACGTGCCGCCCACCAGTGCGCTCTGGGATTGCTCCCGGCGCATGATGAGGGCTTTGCATCTGAAACAGCGTCTCATTGCTCCTCCTTATCCGTGCTGGCGGGCCACTGCTGCGTCTCGCTGAAGAAGATCGCGCCGAGTCCAGCGCACACCTCGTCCACCGTGGGCGCGACGCGGTGCTCGTCCATGTCCGCGACGTACGCCTCCAGGGGCGTCGTCCCGCGAATCTCGACGACCACGCCGCCCCGGACCACGATCACGACGGCTTCCTGGTAGTCGCTCATGCCACCTCCTGTTCTGCGATACAGGGGCACTCCTCGTCGTAGCACTCGCTCACGAGGACCTCCTGTTCGTTGTAGAGCGCTTCGTACTCGGCGTTCGCCTGTGCCTTCCGGTCAAGCGCGGCGCTGAGCAGCTCGCGCAGCTCCGTTATGCGGGTGTGCCGCTCGATGGCGTGCATGGTCAGTTCAGCCCTGCGGCTCTGTGAAGGAACGGGGTGAGCTTCGCCGTCACCTCGAACTGCTTGACCGGCTTCAGCTCCTTGAACGAGCTGGTGAAGGCGTTGGCTAGGCTCCACAGGTTGCGCGGCCTGAACTCCTCGTGAGAGGGCTCGAAGTAGTTGCGATGGATGGGCGTCAGCAGGTGTTTCGGAACCTCCAGGCTCTTGTCCATGAGCGCGTCGAGCATGATGGCTTTCGCCTGCTCGTCGCGGATGGCCTTGGCCTGGAACATGGCGACGCCCTGCTCGATGCCCGCGAAGTTGCGATGGATGCGGTCTATGCCGAGGGCGATGACCTCGGGAAGGTTGACGTTGGCCGTGTGCTTGGCGAGCACGGGCTTGAAGTCGCCAGCGAAGCTCATGTTGTCGCAGACGAAGACGCGATACCCGGCCGCTAAGCCGAGCCGCATACTTTTGTCATTACTGTTCCTGAGGCCGATGGCGAAGTTGCCGACTGAGAACTCTGCGTCGAGTTTCAGGAAGCCGAACATCCGCATCCCGTCCGGCGTCACCGCGAACTCCTCGTGGAGAATCTGGATGCGCCGGAGGGCGAGCGACTGCTCGATCTCCTCGATGACCTCGACGTGCGAGATCGGTTTGTGGGTGGTCGTGGGTGCGGGCAGGACGATGCCTGCCAGGTCTGCGCGGGACACCTTCTGTGCCCCGGCGTGAATCATCAATCCGTCCATGACTCTTGCTCCTTATTCGACTGTCAAAGGGGAGCCGTAATTGACTCCGTAGGAGGCCCGGAGAGGCCCCCTGGGAAGCAGTTACCTGCGCCTCTTCGGAGCTGGCTTGTCTTCGAGCGTGATGCCCGCGACCTTCTCAAGACGCGGCTCCGGTGCCGCCTCGGACACGAACTGCTTGAGCAGATAGCCGAGCATGGAACTTGACGCGACGAGTACTACCGAGTCCCAGTCCATCGTCGAGAACGAGAAGTCAGGCGACTGGATGGCCGCGTAGAGGAACGTGACGACGGCCGAGAAGACCGCGACGAACAGGCCCTTTACGAAGTCCTTGACCTGAAGGCTGAAGAGCTGGTTCATGAGCGGAGGCCGCGAGCGCCGATGATGATGCTGGCGATTCCGGCGATGAAGAGGGCGATGCCCACGAGGTCGGGGAAGCTCTCGTACCCGTAGATGGCGAGCGCGGCACCCCAGGCGATGTTGTAAACGGAAAGCATGGTGATGTGGATGGGTTGGGTTGGTGTTTCTCCGCCTAAAGCCTAGCACCTCCTGACCGGGTGGCTAGTAGTCCTTCGCCCACTGGAAGTGCATGGGATCAGGGGTAGGGAAGTCGCCGCCGTAGAGGAAGCCGTACTTGGCGAACATCGCTATGACCTCGGCCTGGATGCGGGCGGTGGATCCCATGGGGTACTTCTGCGGCTCCACGTCTATCGCGATGCCCCAGCTATGAGTGCTGAGCTTCGTGCCTCCCGTGACGGGGCGGTGGTTGTAGATGCCGCCGTAGTTCTGCACGTACTTCTCCAGGCCCGCCGCCTTGATGTCTGACAGCACGGCCTTGAAGATGGGGACCATGAGCTTGTGGCACCGGCTCCTCGTGACCTTCGTGCCGTTGTAGAACAGCGGATAGGGAAGGTCGAAGAGGACGATGTTGCGCTCGTCCCCGGCCTTACCGAACATGGCCTCTATCTCCTTCAGGCCGGAGGGCACCTTCGGGGCAAGCTCCGCCCGGAGCTGCTTCTGGAGTGCTTCTATCTGGTCGAGGAGCTTGATTGCCTGGGGGTTCATCGTCTGAGGAGGGCTGCTATCTGTTTCGTCAGTATAGCAATTGTGGCGGCAAGCGAAGCGGAGCGATCTAGTATCACCTTCAGCTCCCGGGCTGCTGCTTCGAGGTCGTTTACGTTCTTGTGAACTATGTGGAAGTGCCCGGTCTGAGCCTCAAAGGTGTGTAGCAGCTCGTGGAAGATAGAATCCTCCGCCAGCTCGTACTTGCCGCGCTTCTCGCCCTTCTCCGCCCGGAGGTGGATGAGGTAGGTCTGCCCGTTGTAGGGGCTGTACTCGCAGCGTCCGGCGACGATTGAGTCACTGGGCCAGCGCTTGCGATTCAGGCAGAGCATTGCGGCGTGTTCCCCGCGCGTGAGGGGGCCGACGTTCTCCCTCATCCAGGAGAAGGGAATCCAGCGTTCTATCGTCTTGGTCTCCGGCTCGTACTCAGCGAAGCGGGGCTGGAGATCGTGGCGCTCGTACCTGGCCCTGATAGTGAGTCCGGCAGAGGCTTCCAGGCGCTGAGAGACGCGCTCCACGGTGCGCTGTAGCCACCTCTTGTCTATCGCCTTGTCGTAGATGAACAGGACCGCGACCGGCTTCATCGGTTCGTCAGGACGATGAATATCCAGAGGACGAACACGGCCACGACCATTCCGATTGCCTGGATCATTCTTTCCCGGTGGTGGCCTTGATGATCGCGCCTCGCGCCGCTCGCCCGAGGTTCCCCTTGGTGCCCTGCTCGATCTTCTGAGCGATGCCGGTACTGACGGCTGGCATGGTGGTGACGCGGCGAGCGACCGCCGCCGCGAGTCCTGCCGGGATCCCTACCATGCCGGTCCCGCCGCCGATGAGCACGGCGTCGATGAGGCCGATGACGTTGGCGTTATTCTGCCGCTGGGCCTCCTTGGCGAGAGCTTCCAGGGCTTCGAGGTAGAAGCGGTAGTTGTTCATCGTCCCGCCCATGTTCGGGACCTTGTTGAGCACGCCTCGGAGCTGGTCGGTCGCCTTCCTGAAATCCTCCTGCGGGATGCTGACCTTTGCGTCGTTGCGGTAGGAGGCTGCGATACGCATCTTGTCGAGGAACCTCCGCGCCTCAAGCACGGTCTTGGCGTCTACCGTCCCGTTCTCGAATGCCTTTGCGAGGCGTGCGGCGTCACGACCGCGCTTCTCCATGAAGGTGCCGGTGTACTGCTCCTGGAGCTGCCTGAAGATGTTGACGTACTTCTTCGGGCTGGGTACCCGGAGCTGCGGCTTGAAGCCCTCGGCGAGCTTCCGCGCCGTAAGCTCCAATTCAAGCGTCTTCCTGACCGACTCGTTCGCCATGTTGGGGAGGCTGCCGCGCAGTCCCCGGTCCAGGGCTTCGCGGGCCAGCGTCGGGTCGAACTGCACGGTGCCGCCCTTGCCCACCTTGATGATTCCCGCGTCCGCGAACTCCTTGAACTTCTCGGGAAACTTCGCCTGGAGGTCCTTGATGCCTCCCGTCCTGAGGGCGTTGGTCATGTCGTCGAACGAACTCTTGAAGATCTGCCCGTACAGCTTCTCCGGCAGGCCGGAAGCCTTCAGCCCGGCCCCGACTGCCCCGGCCGCGCCCGTGATGCCTCCTGCAATCGCTCCCGCCTTCATGCCTTCCTGCACGCTCCCTGTCTGCGCCGTCCTCACGGCTCCTGCGCTGACAGCTTCGAGGCCAGCCCGGGTCGCTACCTTGGCGGCTGTCTGTGCGGCCGGGGCGAGCTTCGAGACCGCCTTGATGCCCTGAGCAGCCTTCGCGCCCTTCGCTACGGCCCCGCCCGGCACTAGGAACTCGGCTAGCTGCTCGGCTCCGAACGCGACTTTCTGCGCCGTGCCTTTCGGGGTGACGACGGCCTTGTCCTGCGCCAGTCCTCCCTTCTTGGGAGAGATCGCGTCGAGTGCCGTAGAGACGCCTGGGACCTTGCGTACGAGCGTGTCGATGCCGGTGAGCGTGCTGCCTACGCCCTTCAGTGCGCCAATGATGAGATTGTCACCCAGGCTGCGGGCCTTGACGGAGTTTTTGGCGAATGACGATGAGGGCTGCTGCGGGGTTGCGCTGGGGGCTCCCCTCGCAATCGCATCCATCTCCTCGAATGAGTAGGCCATTATGCAAAGTTTACTCGCGTGGAACTCTCTTTCATAGCGACTGCCTTGACGAGCGCCTGACGGTCGATCTGGGTCAGTGGGGTGGACGCTGAAGCGCCCGTAGCCGCTTGGAGCTGGCGCAGGTACGTCGCGGTATCGTTCTCCGTGGGCGGGGCGTACTTGTTGACGAACCTTGCCAGGGTCATGCCGCGCGAGGCGTCGAGATTCACCTGCCGGGCGAGGGCCAGGAGTCCCGCCTGAGGGCTCTGGAACCTGGCGAATCCTCCTTCGCCCTTCACGGCTCCGGGCTGCTCCGCGAACCTGAGGTTGCCGGGGTTGTTGTTAACGTAGGCGAGGCGGGCCGTCTTCGGTATCGAGACTGACACAGCGCCCACTGACCCGTTGCTCACTGGGCTATTTTTTTTTTGCCCGAGGTCGAGGAAATACTGAACGATGTCCTCCGGCGATTTCCGCGCCTTCTGGAAGTTGATAACGGTGTCGCGCGAGCCGGGGAACTGGAGCAGCGCGTTCACGATGTCTCCCTTCGGCCGGTCCTGCTGGGCGAGCTGCTGCACGAGCGCGACGGAGGGGTCAGAGACCACGCTCTGCTGGTTCGTGATGACGAGATCAGCCGGGACGCCGAACGTGGCCGCGCGGTCCCTGAACTGCTGGTCAACCTGCGTCTGCTGTGCCGCCGCCGACTGGTAGAGGCGCTGGGAACGGTCGAGGAAATCCCCGCGCTGAGTGTCGCTCAGCCGTTCGCCCTTGATCGCCTTGTTGTACATGTTGCGGATGCGGTCATCGACGGAGCCCGCGTTCTGGGCGGTAGCGAACTCTCCCTCGCGGACGACGGAGCCCGGGTCGAGAATCTTCATGTAGTTGAAGATGAGCGCGAGGTCTCCCGCCGCCGAGGGGTTCTGTACCGATGCCACGACGCGGTTGTACGAGTCGCGCACCTTCGTGAAGTCGCCCGAAGCTGCGCGGTAGTCGTCCGAGAGCTTGAATGCCGCCTGCTGCTGCGCTGGGGTCAGAGCCTCGATGCCGGTGCCGTTTCCTACGGTCAGCCCCATCGCTGCGGCTTCGCCCTTGGTGGTGCCATACGGGACCCCCAGCTTCTTGGCTTCGTCAACGGAAAGGAATTCTCCGAGTTCCTTGTCCGGCGCGGCGTCGATAATCTTCTTGAAGCTGTTGGTTTCCGAATCCCACTGGTACGTGGCACCGCCCGACTCGATGGTCTTCGGAGCCTCGCTCGGCCTGGAGCTGAGGTAGTCGGGCAGGTACTTGCCGAGGGCTGTCTGCTGGCGCGTCTCGGCCTCCCTCTCCGCCTCCGCGAGCAGGAAGTTGAACTGCTGCTGCCGCGCCTGCTGCTCTGCCTGGAGGTCGCTCGCCCCCAGCTCAGTCAGGCGGTTCACCTCCGCGAGCCGCGCGTTGTAGAGCTCGGTATCGTTGCTGATGTCCGCGTTCGCGAGTTCGTTGAGGATGCGGAGCTTGCCCGAGCGCGATGCCTCGTCGAGCCACGGGTTCTCGGAGACGGTACCGGCCTGCTGGTTGAGCTGCTGCTTCTTCTCCCTGATGCTGGCGAGGATGCTGTCGAGACCCGCCGACTTGTAGGCGTTCTTGTAGAGCTCGACGGTGGACTTGGCCGGGGTGAATACCTGGTTCTGGAGCGTGCCGTAGTCCTGGAAGCCGTACTTCTTGGCGTACTCGTCGCGGATGACGTTGCGGTCCTGCGGCTGGAGGACGGAGCCGAAGTCCTTGAAGTCGAGCCCCGCCCTGCCCGCTGCCTGGGCGCGTGCGATGTTCGGGTCCACCACGGGCGGCGGGACGTTGGCCGGGGGCGGGACGTTGGCCGGGGGCGGGATGTTCCCAGGCATCGGCAGCGGGGCCGTGACCGTGCCTCCCGCGCCCCTCAGTGAGTTGAGGAGCTGCATGTTCTGGGCCGCCGCGCCGGTGTAGCCCGCGATGCCGTACTGCTCCGCGAGCTTCTTGCGGTTGGCATATGACGAATCCCCGCCCGTGCTTCCGAGGTAATCGACGATGGAGCTGCCCGAATATGCCATCAGAAGAGGTCGAAGTTAGCTATGGGACACCCCGTCCTGTTGCCGCGACCGAACATATCGGGAAGCGCGGTGAAGAACGGGCGGTCGAGGCTCTGCTCGTTTGCGCGACGCTGGCCCATCGGCTTCCAGAGAAGGTCAAGGATGCGGAAGCCGGTCTTGCGCTCTGCCTCAGCCTGAGCGTAATTCTTGAGCTTCTCGGAGCCGAGCGCTTCAGCGAAGGCGAAATGGATGACGGCCCGGTTGCCGGAGCTTTCATAGTTGTCGGTGTCAGGGGAGAAGGGAAGCAGGTCTGCGTCTGCCGAGAGGACAGGGGCGCGCAGCTTGCCCGTGATGGTGATGGTATCTCCTACCGCGTATGCGTTCCGGTTGAGGAAGTAGAAGCGACCATGATCCGAAAACAGATAGTTGGTATCTGAAGGCCACTCCGCAAGGTAGGCGTTGTAGTCATCGAAGTTGCGCTTGCCGTAGGTCTTGCCGCCCACGGTGACGCGGCTGATGGACTCATCCTCGAACTCCTGCGGATAGCTGTAGTAGTCCTGGTCTGCTGCGGTCGTCGAGCGTGTCCCCTCAGAGAACGTCCACGGCTTGTAGTCCCAGGCGACATTCACCCCGGCCTGCACGAAGTCGCCGAGGTCGGCCTCGGTGAAGAGGTCATTATTGGCGATGTCTGTCAGGCTGATGTCGAGCTTCCGTGCGAGGGCCTGCTTGGCTTCAAGGAGGGTCATTACGGGTAAGTGTAGCTGCTAAGAAATCAAGCGCCAGCCATCGGTAACGCCGAACCAGACGTAGACCCCGTAGGTCGCACCGCTCTTGTAGAGTACGAACTGCTCGATGAGGTTCGTCGGCGTGTAGGTCGGGACCGTGGAGACCGGGATCTTGACGGCCCGGATCGCGGCGATGAGCGGCGCGTAGCCCTCCAGGTCCACCTGCTGGAACTCTTGCGGGTTCATGTGCGCTCTCCCTGGGTCTGGGCGATGAGGCCGACCTGCAACACCTCGACCGGGACGGTGAAGCCGGAGAAACCGAGCCTCACGAGGTACTGTTTGCCCTTGTAGCGGTTCTGGGCGTTGAACAGCATGTCTCGGAGCTCCGTGGCGGCCGTGACGGTCTTCTCAGCGACCTTCTGGAAGGGGGTGACGGAGATGTGCGCGTCGGCCTCAATCGCCACGCTAAGGGCCGAATCGAGCGTCCAGGTCTCCGTGGCCGTCCCGGAGCCCGAGATTGACGTTACATGCCTCATCAGGCCCGCGTTGGCCCCTTCCATGACGGTTATCTCGTCTCCAGCCTGTACGTCGTTCAAGAGGGTGCCGTTCACGACGATTGTGGTCGTGTTGGCTCCTGCGGTCTTGGCCTTCTGGAGGCCCCAAACGCGCCGGTTGAGGGGCGCTACGCTCGCCGTGATGGTGCCTGAGATGGAATCCGCCCCTTCCACGATGGCGAAGTCACCTTTGACGGCCCCAAGGTACTTGGAATTTCCGTCGAGCCCCATGGGCTTGGTGATGACGTAAGCCCGAGGCGCAGCCTCGTCGGAGAGCCTGGTGAGGTACTTCCGGGCGGGGATGAGGGTCGAGTAGGAGACGTTTATCGCCTTATTGATGTCCATGTAGACCGCGAGAGGCGTCACGTTGTAGGTGTGGCCGCCCAGCGGAGCGATGTACTCGTAGGAATTGCCCTTGATGTCGTAGACGTAGACCCCTGAACGCTTCTTGGAGTAGCCGCCGATGGCGTTGCAGATGATCGCCCGGTCGTCCACCACCTTCAGGCCGTTGGGGATGACGGAGAACGAGCTTTCCCCGAGCTTGGTGTCGAAGCCTTCCGAGAGGACCGTCGCCGAGTAGCCGTTCGTGTAGATGATTTCCCGCTGCGTGACCACTATCCAGCCGCCGTTGTACGGCTCGATGGCCTGAACGGTCGAGGTGAGGGAAGTCCACGATGCAATCGCGCGAATCGAGCGGTTGTCCCAGAGCACGAGGTAGGACGCACCGCCCCGGATAGGCTCAAGCCCGAGCAGGATGCCCTTCTGTCCTCCCGAGCCGCACCGCCAGTAGTAGCCGCTGGGTGCCGTGAAGAGACCGCTCGCGTCATTGTTGAACGAGTCGTCGGTGAAGTTGTAGCGACTGAGCTTGCCCTGGCGCGGGAACACGATGTCGCCCTGGTAGCTGAAGGGCTGGAAGTTCAGATAGCCAGTGAGAGCCGAGCCAGCATCCTGCCAGTTGTCGTCCCACGAGCCGAACGCCTGATAGGCGACGCCTGAGGCGGTCGAGCCGGTGTAGTTCGTGGAGAGGGTCAAGGTAGTAGTGCTCCCTACGCTGGCGATGGTGTAGAAGACGGTCCCGATTCGGATACGCTTGCCGTTCTGAGCCGCCGCGTTGAAGTTGGTGCCGGTGCCGACGACGGTTGCTGAGCCGTTCGTGACCGCCACGGTGCCCCCCGTGTCGAACGAGTAGGTGGCATTGCTCATGTCGGCCCTGCCGATCTTCTCCGTGCCCATGTAGTAGAAGTAGCGGCCGTCCCAATGGATGCCGGTGGCAGAGGCCGCGTGGCTCGGCTTGTAGTAGGCCGTCCAGGTGTCGCTGCCCATATTGCGGGCGTAGATGACGCCGTTGCTGTCCTGGGCCGCGAGCGCGTTGGTAGGCCCGGTGCCGCCTGAGCCGAAGATGTCGAACACGATGTCCGAGTACGCCTTCACGTCTCCGAGCCCCGTGAGGGTGGAGCTGTCGGCGAGCGTGGTGTGCTTGTAGAGGTTCCCCAGCCCGAACTCGCCCCGCTTCATGTTCTCGGAGAAGTACTGCCCCTTCGGGAAGCCCGAAAAGTCGGCGGTCTTGGAGATGATGTCGGCCATCAGCTCGTGAGGGAGGTCCAGATGTACGGGGCGATGAACGTGATGACCGCGACGACGCCTGTAGCGATTGCGAGCCTCACAGTAATGCCGTCCAGCTTCTCTCCCTGCTTCTTCATCACGTCCCTGAAGTCGTCAACGGTCCTGTTCATCGTGCTCTTGTACTCGCTCAGGCTCTCGCTGCCGTAGTGCGCCGCGTCGATGAACCTCTTGTCCACCTCGCGGCGGTACTCCTCGTAGTCCTTGAGGTCCACCTTCGTGTTGCGAAGCTCCGCGATCTGCGCGGCGTTGTCGCGCTGCATGGTGTCGAGCCGCGCGTTCATGTTGCGGACGTTCTCATCGACGCGGATGAGCAGGTCGTGGTCCTGGGTTATCTCTGGCATGGATTAAGGGTAGCAGCTAAGGTCAGTCGGTCTAGGACGTGCGGGAGGCTGTGCATAACTCACTCTGGCGCATCGGGTGAACGGGGGTACCATTAGGGGCATGAACAGAATCCTCGCAGCAGCTCTCCTGATCGCCCTGGTGCCGCTGAACGTTCACGCCGCGCAGTCCCCGGACGACAAGATGCTCGCCCTGGTCAATAAGGCCCGCGCCGAAGCTGGCCTGAGCGCGCTCGTCCGCAACCCCTTGCTCGACGCCGCCGCGAGTGCGAAGGCTGCCGATATGGTCAAGCGCGACTACTTCTCCCATGACACGCCGGACGGCCAGAGTCCCTGGGTCTGGTTCACCAGCTATGCTTTCGCGCACGCGGGGGAGAATCTGGCTCGTGGCTTCCGCAGCCCTTACGCCGCCCACGATGCGCTGATGGCATCGCCCACGCACAGGGCGAACCTCCTCAGCCAGCTCTACACGGAGGTCGGTATCAGCTTCGAGGGCAGAACGGTTGTGCAGCATTTCGGTCGGCCGCTATAGCTTGTTGGTGAACAGCTCGGTGATCTCCGCAGTCGAGATGACGCGGCTGTAGAGCCTCAGGTTCGCTATGCCGCCGTCGAAGGTGCGGTCGGTCGCGGTTGACCTGTTGCCGATACGGATGGGGTTGGCGGTCGTGATGCCCGAGAGCGGGCCGCCCGTCTGGTTCGGAGTGCCGCTCAGCACGCCGTCCACGTAGAAGTTGATGGTGCCGTCGGCTGCCGCCGTGACGACGACGTGGTGCCAGAGGCCGTCGCCGGGGGTGACGGAGTTCGTAGCCGACGTTCTCGTGGAGGCGAACGAATTGACGCGGAAGCCCACGCGGTTGAGCGTGCCCGCTGTCAGGAGCGCGAAGCCTCCTCCCGCCGACGTGCTCGTTGACTTGTCGATGATGTAGCCGTTGCTCTCTCCGATGGTGTCCGGCTTGACCCAGGCCGAGATGCTCATGCCGTTGACGAGGAGCTGGTTGACGTGGTGCGGGACCTCGATGTAGTCGTCCACGCCGTCGAAGTCCCATGCGCCGTTGCTGTCGGGTCCCCCTGTCGGCAGGAACGTCGGGCCGGTGGCCGTTCCGAAGTTCGACGCGGCTGCTTGGTCGTAGGCGGTCGTGCCGTTGGCTGATGCGAAGTCCATCGGGAGATGCAGCGCGAGACCCTTCCTGATGGTAGATGCCGCTGCGGATCCCGCTGCTCCTGTTGGCCCCTGCGGACCCGTGGCTCCGGTATCGCCCTTGAACTCAGCCCTCGTCGCCTTCTTGGTCTCGCCGGTCGAGACATCGACGACGGCCACGTAGTCCAGGTTGTCTACGGGGCTAAGGGTGTCGAGCTCGGAGATTGTCTGGCTCAGGTCGGGCCATCAGTTCGCGGTATAGGTGGGGGTGTACTGGACGGTGCGCTCGATGAGAATCTTGCCGCCGTTCTCAAGCAGGAGGTAGAAGCCGTCTTCCTTGAGCAGGTACCTGTCGGCCGAGGGCTCGTAGGTGCTGGCGTAGGCCGTCCCCGGGCTCGTGCGGGTGGCCGTATAAGCGGTTGCCGGGCTGGTGTAGGTCGGGGTGTAGGTGGGCATGAGGAGAGCGATAACTCGCTCATCTGAGCCCCGGTGAAGGGGACTCAGTGAGAGAACTATGCGGTGAAGGTCGCAAACAGTTCGGCTGCGTACTTGCGCCGTGCGTCGGCCACAAGCGCACCATAGACGTAGAGGTCCTTATACGCGGCACCGAAGTTACCGATGAGGTCTTCCTCCATGCCTGTTTCGAGCACCTTGTCGGCGAACGTGAGCCATGACCGCTGGATAGCCAGCGCGTGGTACCCGTTCGTGTTGTCTCCCGCAAGCCGGAGCGTCTGCACGACCTTGAAGCCGAGGAGATTCTGGATCTCGCCGTTCTTCACGATGTCGTTGTAGACCTGCGGCACGGCGAGGACGATGCCCGTCGCGCGGTAGTAGACGCTCGCCGCCTCCGGGGGGAGGAAGAGAACGCGGTCGCGCTCGGGGACTTCCGCCAGGTCGAGTCTGGCCTTGAGAGCCGCGACGTACTGGAGGAAGTTGGCCGTGGTGATCGCAATCGCGGTCACGGCCTGGATGACGTAGGTCGCGCCTGCCGAAATCGCGCCGCCCGTGTAGGCCGATGCGTTGTCGTCAGAGTCGTCCTCGATGGTGATCGAGGTCCCTGAGGTGAAGGTCTTGACGCGATACCAGGTCGTGTGGCCGGTGGCCTTGAACGGCTTGCCGACCATCGCTGCGGTGAAGGTCGTGCCCGTGCCGGTGACGACGCCGGTGCCGGTTGCGACCGCTACCGTGCCGGTGGTGTAGTCGGTGCCGATGCGGTTGCCCGCTGCGACATCGCCCCAGAAGCCGAGAAGGTACGTCATGACGTTCTTCGCGCGCTCGTCGCCCTTTTGCTCAAGAACGGTTCCTTTCGGGTTCTTGACGAAGGACTTCCACTGGTCGATTTTCTTGATGCGGAAGTAGAAGGACTTCCACTGGTCGATGTTCAGGACGCTGTTCTGCTCGTAGATGTCGTCTACGGTCAGATTCGCGCCCGTGTAGGTCTTCTCCGTGAGCTTGTCGAAGCTGAGAATGTTCAGCTTGGAGCCGACTGCATTAATCTGGCCTTCGTAGTCGCGGTTGACTATCCAGTCAATCGGCGCGGACTCGTAGGTGTGCTTAAGAATCGTCCCGGAGAAAGCCTCAGCAACCTTGGTTGCATATGCTGTAGGCATTTAGTTGTAAATGGGTGAGTTGAGTGAGGTACTCCCCAACCTGGTTCCTAGTCGATGTCGATGGGCTTGCTCAGAAGCGCCTGTCGGTATGCTTCCGGGTCGTTCTGCCGGAGTGCCGACAGCTCTTTCTCATCGAGTCCCTTCTTGGTGGCGATTGCCTTCGGCCCGCCGCTGCCGGTCTCAAGACCTGCCTGCGGCGCTCGTCTGACTGTTTCTGAGCTTCCGTGCTTGTGGAGGAACGCATCTACCAGGAGTTCCACGCTTGCGCCGCGATACTGCGGCTTCTTCGCGAACTCCGTGAACGCCCGCTCCTTGCCCTCCAGCGAGGGGGTGGCGATGACGGTCTGTTCGAGGGTGCGGTTCCACTTGTCCTCGGCCTCGCGCTGGCGCTGGGCCTGGAGGATGGTCTGGGTTTCCCGCTGCGTCCTGTAGTTGAAACGCGCGAGTTCCTTTCCTTCGTCGCTCATGTAGTCAAACGAGGGGAATGCTTTGCGAAGTTCTGCCTCGGTTGGTTCGTTGGGTGTTTCCCTGTGAGACTCAGATTCCTTCGAGCGGATGATCTGATTTTCCCGGGTGGAGTTTGCGAACTTGGCCTTGTACTCCTCAGCCTCTCTGAGAGCCTGCTGGTACTTGGCCGGGTCGATAGTTTCCTCCTGGGTAGGAGTCTCGTGCTCCTGCGTTTCGGTCCCGGTCTCCGTCTCTGTTTGTTCAGAGGTTAGGTTCTCGTTCTCGTCCATGGTGTTGTGGTTGGTTCCCGTCCCTCGAAGGGGGTTTGGGAGGGTGAGTGGTTACTTGAACTTCGCCTGAAGGTCTGGCTTCCGGTCGGTCGAGGCGTACTTGATGCCGCGCCGGTCAAGCTCTGTCTTCAGCTCTGCCACGGTTGCGTTCTCGGCGTCGAAGGCCGGGCTCTGCGTTTCCGGGGTCGTCGGGTTGTTACCGGCGATGATGGCGTTCATCAGCTCAGGACGGGTCTCGTGGTCTTCTACCTTGACGCCGACTTCCATAGCTCGCTTCGCAAGCTGCTCGTCGGTCTCGCGCGCCATGGCCTCCTTCTCGGCCTCAGTCGAGGAGATGGCGATGGTTTCGGAGATGGGATGCGCGACGTTGGTGTCCTTGAGGTGAAGGTCGTAGTTCGATACGGCCTGGCCGACGAGGTTGCCCTCGCCTGCCGTGCGGAACAGCGGCTCGATGATCGCGTGCTGCTCGTCGGTAAGGTACTCAGAGCGTGCGCGGAGGAACTCCACGTCCGCTGCGGTGAGTGCGTTCGCGTCCTCGGCTGCGAGCGCAGTCAGCCGGTCGAACGTCGCTTTGGTGTTGTCGTCCATGAGGTAGTAGGTGGGTTAGTGGGTGGTGATTCCGAATCGCTGTCGCAACTGCTCTCGCAACTGCGCCCGCTCCTTTTCGGGAGTTGTGATAATGTTCGCGATTAATTTCAGATTACGCAAGCACGACTTGAAGTACAGCTCACGCTTGTCCGAGTTGTCGTACTTCTCCAGTTCGACTTCCAACCGCTCGATCTCTTTCGGGAGGAAGGTCTTGAGGTCATCTATGGTGGTCTCTGGCTTATTGAGCACCTGCGACCACGCTTGGTAGGTCTTTCGCTCTTCCTCGGTCAGTTCGTCTACGCTCTTGATGCCGAGCTTTTCGAGTAGTTCTTGGAACATGGTGGTAATGATTAGACGATTGCTGTGATGATGCCGTTCGTGACGGTGACTGTCTTGGCGTCAGCCGTGGTGAACGTGCCGCTCGCCCCAGCCACGCCGTTTGCCTGGAAGCCGGTCGTGGCGTTCACGGTAGGGGCGACCACGCTGGTGCCGAAGTAGCCGGTGCGGGGCCTCGTGGCTCCCGATGCGCCGATGTCGAGCGTGTTATCCGTCGCTGCCACGATACCGGCCGCGCCGAGCCGCCAGTACGTCGTCGAGCCGCCATTCGTGACGGAGACGTTCCCGGCCGTCGAGCGGACGATGCCGGTATCCGCCGCCCCGGTCACTCCGCTGCTGGCCCACGTGAGGGCCTGGCTCACCTGTAGCTGAATCAGGGTGCTCGTGAAGTACATCTTGGCATTACCGGCAAGAGTGATAGCCATGGAGGCATTGGTAGGCCAGTAGATGCCGTAGTTCGCCGCGCTCGGGTTGCGGATAGAGGCAGCGGTGACTGAACCGGCACCCGTGGAGAGGGAGCCGCTGGCGACGATGGTTGCGGCGGTAAGCGTGCCCGTAAAGGTCGGTGAAGCGAGCGGTGCCTTGAGGTCCAGCGCCGTCTGCGTTGCTGTTGAGACGGGCTTCGCATCATCACTGGTGTTATCTACGTTTCCAAGACCAACCGCAGTCTTATCGAGCGTCTGCCATGACTTGTCGCCGCGCCAATACTGAGAGGTAGTTCCCGGAGCAATGTAGAACTCCTTTTCGTCCAAGGCATCAGCTAGGTCGGACTGGTCGTAGAGAGACCCGGAGATGCTTCCCCAGGCCGCTCCGCTTGAAGCCACGGTGCCGGGTTGCCACTTCTGGGTCGTGGAGTTCCAGACGAGCGCCTGTCCGTTGGCCTGGGTACCGACAGAGACATCCTTCAGCTCGGCGAGGTCGTAGTCACGAGAAATGACGTGGCGGTTCAAGGCAGAGAGGTCCGGGGCGTCGTCGAGCCATGCGTACTTGAGACGGCTCCCTCTCTGCACCTGCTCAAGCTTCGAGACTATCTGGTCGCCGGTATCGGGACTGCCATCCTGCCCAGGGATGCCTGGCGCTCCGTCTACGCCGTCTGTGCCGTCTCGTCCGTCAACCCCGTCTCGGCCTGGTGCGCCGTGCCTGCCGTCCTTTCCGGGGTCGCCCTTATCGCCTTTCAGACCGGCTTTGCCCGGTGTGCCATCCTTGCCCGGCTTGCCTTCCGGCCCCGCGTCGCCTTTCTCGCCCTTGTCTCCCTTGATGGTCATCATCTCGAAGCCTTCAATCTTCAGGGAAGGCGCGATAGAGACGGGCTTTTGTGCTACGAGCGCGTCAGAAAGCCCCTTGAGGGCCTCTATCTCCTGTCTCTTGGCTCTATGCAGCAACAGGAACTCGCCCCGGATAAGAGCCGCGAACTTTTCGATAAGCTCAGACATTGAGCGCCTGAGCCTGTGACGCGAGCAGGCTGTCCATGATCGACGGGCCTTGCGGTTCCTGCGGTGCCTGGAGCTGCATCTGCTGGGCTTGCGCCTGCTGCTGTAGGTGCATCTGGCTCTGCTCCTCGAAATCGGTGACGCGCTTCATCTCGTCGGGCGTGAGTTGGGCAAGCGACAGGATCTTCTCCTGGTATATCTCGCGGATGGGCTGGTTCTGCGGGAATTCCTGCACCGCAAGGCGTAGTTTCTGCACCTGGTCGAGCGCCTCGCCTTCCTTCTGCTCTTTCGAGACGACGCGCACGCGGTAGCCCGATTTGGTCTTCCACTCCGAGGGCTTCACCTCCTTGGGGAAGTAGTTATCCTGGTTCGACTTCTTGTAGAGCTTCACGGGTTCGAGCTTGTCCGCGTTGGCGTTGGCGAGTTTCTGGAACTTGTCCCCGAGCTGCTCGTCGCGGATGAGCTTGAGCGCCGAGATGTCCGAGATGCGGGTCATGGACTTCGCGGAACGGAGCTGCACCTCGCCCAGCGTGATGGCTTCGTCGGCTCCCGTGCCCTTCTCGATGCCCGTCGCAGCCGTCGCGCTCTCCGTCATCTGCACCAGGTACTGCATCTCGTCGAGGGATTCCGATAGCTCGGGCACTTCAACGCGCTGGAGCATGTCTGCGGGCTTGCCGGGGAGGGGGAAGAAGGCGAATGGCCCAGGCGTATAGCCTTGGGGCGTCCATCCCTCGCCTACGGTGCTGTCGTAGAACTGCATCCCGAAGTTCCGCATGGTGCGGTTCTCCACGAGCTGGCTGAGCCACACGTTTGCGACCTGGTTAGGCGTCCTGATGGTGTCTGCCTTGCCGTCGCTCCAGAAGTCGGTCTTTTCCACGTCCGAAGCCCAGGTGACGAGCGGGTAGAAGTCGATGTTGAGGACTTTCTTGAGGCTCCTCTGGCGCAGGATGACGTTATCTGCGGTCGTATAAACCTGCTTTGCCATCTCTTTCTCGCCCTTGTCCCACTCCTTGACGACCTGCTCGTTGAGCATGACGTAGGTGGCTCCGAGAAGCGGATGATCCACGTCGTCGAGTCCCATCTCGCCGAGGCGCTCGTTGCGCTCCCGCATCATCTCCGCGTTCTCCTCGGACTTGATCAGGCCGAGCTTGGTGCCGTAGAAGCCCTTGAGGTCGCGCTTCGCCTCCGCGCTATAGCTTTCGTCGTTGAGGATGTCGTCGAGGGTCTTGAAGATGTTGCTGTGGATGACGTAGCGGGCGGTTTCGAGGTCTATCGGGTCAGTGAAGCGATCCACCAGGATGTCCTGCGGGTCTTCGACCGTGAGCTTGATCATGCCGTCCACGATGTTGAGCTTGATGAAGCTGCGCCCGTACAGGAGCTGCTGCATGGTGTCCACATGGTCGATGACGCCGAGGTGGTTCTCCTTGGCCGTCCACGCCCAGTATTCGTTGAAGAACAGCTCTGCCTGCTTGTCGTTGTCGAGCTGCTCGAAGTCGAGGTCCGCGATGCGGGCGATGTTGGCCTTGAGGGTCGAGAGGTTGGCCTTCATCAACGGGACGTTCACCGACTGCCGCTGCGTGAGGCGGTTCGTGATTACCTTGTCGCGCCAGAGGTGGTAGTTGGCCGTCCAATCTTCATGACGGCGCTTCCTGTAGTCGTATGCGCTGTCGATGTTGTCTTGGAGCTCCTGATAGGTGAGCATGTTGCTTGAAGTGTAGTGGGCGGTTCGGTTGTCAACAACTAGATGCCCAGTTGCGGGTAGTAGGGCTGCACGCCTGGCGTGGGCGGCGGGGTGGGAAGCTGGTTCGCCATACGCTTCTCATCTATCGCCGCATACCGATGCACGTCCGCCGCGTGGCTTGTCCAATCATGCCTCGGCGTCTCCCTGAACATGCCCTTCGCGTCGTCCCACTCCCTCCGGTACTGGGCGATTGCGTCGAGAAAGTAGGCGCACTTTGCCTCGTCTATCCAGAGATGGTCGAACATCATCCGGCCAGCATTGATGCCGTCATCCACGGGAAGGTTCGGGGTTATCTCGAACCTGATGCCCAGAGCCTTAGCCGCTTCGAGGCGCGACTTGCCCGTGCTGAGCTCCCTGACGGCGATGTCGTGCGGCGCGAAGTGCTTACCGTACGTGTAGGTCTTCTGATTGAGATGAGCCGCGTAGTGGCTCAAGGGCTGGTCGGTGTTCTCGTAGTAATCCACCATGCGGGTCTCCGGCCCAACCTTCTGGTAGAAGCCGATAGCCATGGCGTCGCCTATGCCCAAGTCCCAGACGGTATGAACCAAGAGGGAATCGTCGTAGATGCCGGGCTTGATGCGCCCCTCGTTCCGGGCTTTCTGAAGCTCCGAGGCGTAGTAGGAGCCCTTGATAGCAGCGTCGAAGCTGCATAGGAATTCCTGGTTGTATTCCTCCTCGGTCATCACCTTCCGGGCATCGCGAAGCTCATGCTCGTTCAGGATGTCCGTGTCATGCACGCTCAGGAGCTTGGCGTACCAAGCGTCGTCTTGAGGCCGCCCAGGTAGAGGCGGTAGAAGTCGTTTCTGCCTTTCGGGTGCCGATCCAGATGGCGTAGCCCGCGTGGTCCGCGAGCGCAGGCCGGATGATCTCAGAGAAGATGTTACTCGGCTGCTGGCTGTACTCGTCGAACACCACGCCCCATAAGCCTATGCCGCGAAGTGAGTCAGGATTGTCGGCCCCGAACAGACGGATCTTGGAGCCGTTCGGGTACTTAACGGTAAGCTCCTGCTCGTTGTACTCGATTCCCGGAATCATCCGGGAATACTTCTTGATGAGATCCCAGGCGATGAGCTTGGCCTGCTTGTAGGTCGGGGCGACGTAGGCGTAGAAGCTGCCTTGGTTCTCAGCGCATCTCTCTGGAGATGGTTGACTGCCGCCGTCGTCTTACCTGCCCGGCGATGGATGACCAGGACGTTCCAGCGTTTCGCGTTGGTATGGAAGTCTAACGCCCAGGGGCGGGGCGCGTAGGGGATCTCGATTACTCGCTCAGCCACCTGATAGTGAGGGCGCTGATGGTGTCGTCGTCGAGCCCTACCTGCTGGAGCGGCTTGCCGAGGAGCCGGTCATTGATTTCCCTGAGAGCCTGAACGTCTCCGGCCTTGGCCTTCTTGATGAGGGCGTCGATGATCGGCCCCTTCTCCTCCAGGACGCGGCGGATAAGCTCCTCCTTGAAGATGAGGGCTTCCTTGGTGTGCCCTGAAACAGCGCCTTTCGGTCGTCCTGCTCCTGGTCTCTTTCCGCCGTTCTGCATCAGGGTGAAAAATCAGTTTATGTGGTTGCTACTTCTGACCGCTTTGGGGTTCCTGACCCACTGGCCGTTGACCCTTACCATCTTCGGCTCGTTGTCCCATGCCTCCTCTCGCGTCCATGCCGGAGCGTAGGAAGCGCGGCGCTCGATGGCTTCGATAAGAGGCTCTATGTCCACGAGTCACGCCGTAGCCCATTTCGGCCAGCGGGCATCCAAGCCCCTGGATTTCTCATCCTTGACGAACGCCTCCGCATGGCCGCTCAGCAAGCTTTGCGCGGCAGACCTCTGCTTGCTCAGCACAGCCTCCAATTCCTCGGCGAGGCGGGCTCTCAGTTCCGCCTTTTTCAGGCGGGTGTATGTCGCCTTCTTGCCCCACGAGGGTTTCTCTATCTTGTCGTAAATCATTTCTGTTGATCTTCCTCTATCAGGGTATCCATAGGGTATGTATCTCTGCGCGGTTAGCTCCTTAGTCCGTTGTCTGAAAGCGATAGGTACTTCTTGATTGATGTCACGAACCTTTCCAGGCACAGCTCCTCGTCATCGGCGGGGTTGCTGTAGTACCAACTGTGCGGCTTCTTGCCTTCGAGCTTGTGGATTCCCCGGTAAGCCACGCGTCCGCCTAGCGCTTCCTCCCTGCCCCACGTCAGGTGAGGAACCGAGTTAAGCCACGCTATCTTCTGCTCCTTACTTTCCATCGGCTCTTTTTGTTTCCTCGTCCTTTTCTCGGGCTTCCGCTTCCTCCATGAGCCGGGCGACCTCCTCCTGGGTGGCCTCGATCTTGTCGAAGTGCTTGTCGGCTTCTGAGTAGGCGCGAAGGGTGTCCACCTGGATGATTCGCATAGCCATCCTGCCTACGTCGGTGGTATGGAGGCGTTTGAGGAGGGACATGACCTGCCGGGTCTGTGCGCGGTTCGGGTTCACTGCTCTGTTTCCGGCTTGAGCTTACCGATGATCGAAGCGACGAGGGCTACGATCTGGGCGGCTTCCGGCGCGGCTGGTTTGACCGTGATGTCTGAAAGGAGCGAGACGAGGAACGCTGACTCTTCCGCTGTGAGGGTGATTTGCATACCGCGAAGTATGACAGGTTTCGATGCGTCGTCTACCACAACCCATTGTGTCTGCACATCTCGTGTGCAAAAGCTGAGGAAAAGGGCAGACGGAGTGGGTGAGCGGATACTATCCCTTGTGGTCTATTGACGATGTAACACGATTTGGGACTGATAAGGAACGTTATGTGTTTTTCTGTCAAGATGGCCGCCACAATCACTAAGACGGTGTCAGGAGCCCCTTCAGTATAGCTCCAAACTCTACGCGCAGCATCGGAGAGTTCCTCTCGAAGAATCCCGCCAGATCATAACCTACGACATCCCCGTAAAAGGCAAACGTGCTGACCGTGGTATCTCCCAACGAGCCCGTAAGGACGAGGAGCTGGTCTGCACGATAGCGCCGCGCCACCGGCTGACTAATCTGCGAGGAAACAATGACGATTGCTGGTAGGTAGTTGTCGTTATACGCCCGTATCCCGAAGCGCAGGTCAGCGTTCTGTCTCTTTGAGTCCGCGCTCTTGTATCCCTGTCTTATCTCCATGACGACGCCACGCAACTCGCTGGTACGATCTTCCGCTAGCTTGAGCAGTTCGCCGCATTGACGCAGCCACCCGGCCAGCCTGTCCCTGTGTTCCTGCTCATGCAGATCGTCCATGCCAATACGGAGGTCTAGCGTGTGGGTCGCGTTCTTGCCGGGCTCCTTCTCGTATTCATACGACCACTTCACCTGTTGCTCCGTAAGGCCCAGGTTATCTATCACAATGCCCCGGAGGAGACGTTCGCATCCGATCCCAAGCTGACGGTAGATAGAGGTCATCCCACCCGCCGCCTTGTGCGCCGCGTACATAAGGTCCGAATCAAGGCCGATCCAGTGGTAGAGAAGGTCAGCGCCGTAGAGCACGCGAAACTGTTCAACCGTTACACCTTCTTCAGGCTCCTCGTCTTCATCCTCGACTTTGCGCTTATTCTTACCCTTACCGAAGGCCGGACGGTACTTGGCACACTCTCTGACCGGAGCAAGAAGTAGCTCCATATACCGCCTATCGTCTTCTAGTCGTGACATGCGTTCTAAGCTCCGATGGATGAGGGTGAGAAAAGTTCTGCCTGTACTGGTGCATGTGTTACCGCCGTGCCTGCACCTTGAGGATTCGCCATAAACTCAGCAATAGCATGGGCGACCTTATAGGCCAGCAGGGGCGGGACCGCGTTACCTATCTGCGTCATAGCGTTCATCGCGAAGAATGGAAAAACGAACTCATCAGGGAATGACTGCACGCGGGCACACTCTCGCACGGTCAGGCGTCGTTCAAGCTCGTAATGAAACTGGATGCGGGCTTTCGCATTGGCCCTGATGCAATACGCAGGTTCGCCTCGCCGGTTGGTGTGGTCGCCCTGCCCGCCGCCCGCTGTGGCCTTTGTCGCGACGAAATACTGGCTCTGGTTTGTCACTGATTCGTCGGTGACGGTCACGAGGTCGCCAATCGCTTGGTCAATAGATACGTGGCGGTGCCGGTGCGTGGGCGCGGGGCATAGGGGGCGAGATTTGATGTCGTTTCGAGTTCCCACGAGGAAGAGCCGACGCCTGCTTTGCGGAAGCCCGTATTCGGGACCGTAGAGCTCCCACACGTCAAACCTATAGCCGCATGACTCGAACTCGGCGAGTATCGTCTTGAGGTACTTCCCGCCGTGGAGACGACCGAGGTGTGGAACGTTCTCAGCAACTACAATCTCCGGCTGATACGCCTTCATGTACTCGACGAGCACTTGGTAAAGCTGACCACGAGCACCATCAAACCCCACCTTCGGTCCTGACGACGAGAAGTCTTGACAGGGGAAGCCACCGATCAGAACGCGGCACGCTGGGAGTTCCCTGGGAGACATCTCGGTCAAGTCGCCTACGCGGGCGTGCGGACCAACGTTGAGGCGATAGGTTTCTATAGAGCGCTCGTCGATGTCGATAGCGTCCACGATGCGAAACGGGAGTGGCGCGTATGTCTCGCCCAGAAACCGGAATCCACCAAGGAAGCCCAAATCCATCCCACCACAACCTGCGAACAGGGAAACGACCGGAATCGCGTCCGGGAACTCTCTACCGTCCAGAGATGGATGGCGATAGCCTGCCGTTGCAGGGTTCGTTCTGAAGCCATACTCAAATACCGGCCTCGCACGGAGCGCACGACGCTTCGGCAAACCGGACTTTGGACGCATAATTCACACCTTTCTCGGCCAACGTGATTGCAAGTCAAGAAAACGGTAATAACACTCACTACGGGCGAACGTCAACTTAAAGTATGCGGACTTTTTCTGCCTACTAGATGTTGAGTTTCCTGTTCCTCTGGTTTGTCGGGTGGTCTACGGCTCGAAGGTGGTCAGGGTGAACGCAGTTACGGACGTGGCGTTGCTCGTTATCGGTCGTGGTCGCGCCACTCCCACGGCTCCACCACGTAGTCATCAGCCCACAATCCCCGCCTCGCTTCCTTGGCCTCGTATTCGGCTCTCGAATAGGCCCAGGTGTCGTCGTATTTGCCGTAGTGATGAGCGAGGCCGAGCTTGAGGAGGGAGAGGCCGATGTCGATGCCGTCCACGTAGACCCTGGCTATCACGCGGCCGTATCTGTCCGTTCCATAGGGCTTGTATTGTGCGACGCGTCCCTCGATTGGCCGGAGCGCGGCCTTGGCCTCCTTGCCGTAGGGTTGGTCATGTTCTGGCGCGTCTATCCCTTGGATTCGGATGACCGTTCCGTTGCTGAGGAGCAGCCCGTCGCCGTCCGTGACTCTGATGATGGTGTGCTGGGGCTGTCGGGTGTTGCCGAGCCAGGCCGTTAGGCCGAAGAGGATGAGGAGCCCGGCGACGAGCAGAACGGTCTTCACCTCAGGCGAGCCAGGAGGTCTTTTTCAGCTTCCCGGGCCTCGTCATCGTGCTCCTCGTCGTAGAGGGCTGAAATAGTCTTGCGCCGGATTCCGATTCGGATCTCTGCGTCGGGGTTGAGGCCATGCCGGATTGCTGAGTCTCGGGAGGAGATTCGGATGATGGCGAGGTCCTTGTTGCTGATGTGGACTTCCTTGAAAGGGGGGAAGCGTCGTACGGGGCGGGGCATCTGCCTGGAAGTGTACTGGTCGTGTGCGGCGCAACCAAGCGGTACTCCTCAAAGCGCCCGCGCTTCCGGCTCTCCAAGATACCTTCCTCGCGCAGCTCCCTCATGCGGCGGCCTGCGTCGCCTATGGTGACACCGTTCCAACCGGCTCCTATCAAGTCGTATGCGATGAACCATTCCTGGTCGCGGTACGTCATCAGATTCCTTACCGCCTCCTGCTGCTCGTTGAGGTCGAAGTCCTGGTGGTCGTAGGCTGTGCGGCTCATTGGATACTGAACAGCTCTTTCGCGGCCCTTTCTATCTCCTGCTTCAGGGCAAGCAATTCGCTCGGCGTCATGTAGGACAGCGTTTCCCGATAGCTTGCGCTGGTCTCGGGTAGGCCGTTCTGAATAAGCCATAGCTCGATGCTCCCGCTGGGGTTCGCTCCTATCCGAATCTCCATCTCCTTTCCGTTGTATCCGTCCTTAATCTTCATTGGTTGGTGTGTTGGTGAGTCTGTCCCGTAGCGGTGCGAAGTTGGTCTCTACCGTCGTCCTCATGGCGCGTATCTGGGCTGCGGTTTTGTTGGCGCGGCGCTTCTCTGCGCTCTTGCGCTGCATCTCCCTGGCATCCTCGGGGCTCAGCTTCCTCTTCTGGCCGCCGAGCCGCCCGAGGGCGACTGCGGCGGGATTCTTCTGGGGGTTCATGAGAGCTGAGGAGTGGCTTCCAGGTTCGCGGCGATCTGCGCGGCGTAGTTGAGGTCGGCCTCGCTGCCTACGATTTCATCAGCGACGTAATAGCCGTCATTGATTCGTGCGAGGGCGGTCATCATTCTCTTCTCCGCCTGGCGCTCGCTCATGTCCTTGCCGACTACCGCGACCGCAGCCTGCTCGCTGCGGTTCACGATGTAGATGTTGTAGCGGGGCTCGTTGTTCATTGTGCTTGTGTGATTGGGTGAATGCTCGGTCAAATGCGCTTGATGACTTCTGCCGGGTCGTTGCGGTCGAACTCGACCCCTACCTGGTCGCCGTCCTCGTAGACTGCGATGGCCCAGACCTTTGCGCTGCGGTCCTGGTCAACCGCTTCCCAGTAGGCGTCGTGCGCCCGGCTCCGCGCGTTGGGGCCGGTGACGTAGAACGTCTCGATTTCTCCCTTGGTCTCCGCGTAAATCCGGTATCCGATTGGAAGCTTCATTGTGTGATGTGATTGGTGGGTGTCCCTGACTGGAACTCCTATAGCTTAGCGTAGCGGTAGGCAAAGTCAATAGGGCGCAATAGCCTCAAAAGCCCTTATTTTGCTCACTCTTCGCTTTAGTTATCCCCAGAACTATTCGCGCCGACTGGAGGAACCAGCGGCCGGGATACTGCTTGGCCTTGGCCCGCTCCCTGAGTTCTTCGAGGTCGATGAAGGCGAGGGCGGCGCTCTTGTAGACTGCCAGGTAGCGGGGGAGGTAGCGTCTCAGGTTTTGATCGCCGGGCTCCAGCTCCTTCCATGCTGCTTCGGCCAACGCCTGGTGACGTGTCGCCTGGGCCTTGGGCTTGGGAGCGAAGAGGCGGGCGTGGGCTGCATTCGTGTCTATCATCGGGCCAGCGTCTTGCCATCTGCGAAGTCGGCCAAGCCATCTCCCAATACCCGCCTGATGCGCTCCCGCTCCTCTTCAACTCCCTGCTGCTTGGCGAGGGCGATAACCTCCTGGTACTCCATCTTGCTCAAGATGTCGTCTTCTTTCGGCCTGACGCGGTAGAAGAATCTCATGCCATCGGGTAGGTGCTGTTGCACAAGCTCAATGTCCTTCACGCTCGCGCCGTTCTCCTGAAGGAATGTCAACGCAAGAGCTTCCTGCGAGCGCGCGAGGGACTCAGCGGCCTTCCTAGTGATTTGCGTTAGTAAGTCGTCCATCGGAAGCTCTGCCTGGGGCACGCTCACGGTCATCTGGCAGGAGACGCCCTTGATGACTTTCGTGCTCTTGGCCTTGGGGGCATGGCAGGGGCATTTGCAAGGAATGAGAGAATACGGATTCCCCTCCAAGCACTCGCAGTCATGCTCCTCGCCCTCCTGGGGAGCGTGTCGGTCGCACAGGAACTCGATGCCGGTCATGTACGGCTTGAGGCCCGAGGTCTCCTCGCAGCCCTTCTCGTAGCAGGTCACGAACTTGTAATCGGTCATGTGGTCGGTGTGTGGCGGGTGGTCTCCGTCCTGGCTCCGAGGGCGACTGGGTACTTCCTGTGGAGGTCGCGGTGGTGCTTCATGCAAAGCCATACCACGTCCAGAGCTTTCGAGTAGTCGAGGTGGTGTGCTTGCACCTTTGGCTCTCCACACTCCACACAAGGGGCCTTAACGAGCTTACCGCAGCGTATGGCCGTGCTAACTGCGTATCTTGCCGCGTAGTGCTGCGGGTTACGTTTGACGGCGAGCGCGTACTTCTCCTTTGCCTTGCCAGTCCTTACTTCTTCCTCACGCCTTTTCCTGAGACGTAGTCTTTCAGCTTCCACTATCCGTGCTCGTCGGGCGGCATCGTATAGAGCCGTGCACGCCTTGCACCTAGACTGGATTTTCTGCTTCCTCGCGTTTCTCCGATAGTAGTCTGTGGTCGGCTTCTCGATACCACAGCCGTTGCAAACCTTAGTCATTGGTCGTGAGAGAACGGAGGGCGGCGCGGACTTGAGGCTTCAGGTAAGCACCGCACTGGTCGCATGTATCCTGGTCGAACGCCTCTACCGCCTCCTCCAGCGTCGCGGCTACTGCGCGGTCTAGGGCTAAGGAGAGGAGGTAGACGAGCTTCACGTTCCATAGCGAGTCCGGGTGAAGCTGCGGCCTTTTGCCGTCTGTGCGGTGAGTGAAGTCCTGGGCAAGCCGCTCCAGTGCCTCCTGCTTGATTGTCTCTAGGGTCTTGGTCATTGGGGTTGTGAGGGGTTGGCGAGGTCGTGCAGGGCTTCGAGTGTCGCGCGGCGGCATGTGTTCCAGCCATCAGACTCGGAGTGGGTCGTGTACCACTGCGGCTCGAACGGATACGCGAGCGGGTCGAGGACGCTTTCCTCCGGTATGGCCGCCTCCGCCTCTTTCAGGGTCTCCGTGCGTACCTCGTCTATGAGGACGACAACGGTGCGCCAAATGTGCTCCTGAACCGGAGTTGTGTAGCCGTTGAGAGCGGCATCGAACCTCTCCCGCATCTTTGCCTTGAGTTCCTGTGCTTTCATCGTGTGTGTGTTTGGTGTGATTCAGCCTGACGGGGGCTGCCCTAAGTGTACCTAATCAGGGGTCGGAGTCACTGTGGAAAACTTTTCGTAGAGGGCCTTGAGTTCGGGGACGGTGAACGTGTGCGTTGACCGGCCGCGCTTGAGGAGGTCGCGGAACCTGTCTACTCCGAGCTCGTCCATGAGCTTGTCGGCGTACACGTCATAGCGGCCCCGGCCCCAGACATTACAGCCAGCGCATTGAATCCTCAGATTTTCCGGGTCATAGCGGGTGGCCGAGTTATTGCGCGAGACGAAGTGACCGCACTGTAGCGTCTTCCAGTGAGCGAGCTTGCCGCACGTGTAGCACTCGGCGATCCCTGCGGCGTCCGCTCCGCTCTGCCTGACATGGATGCTGACGACGCTATCGACTTTCTTCTTCCACGCGCTGACTGACTTCTCCTTGGTCTTCTTGTGAGCTTTCTTCGCCGCCGTGCTGCCGCGAGAGCCGCGTGCGGGGGCGGCTCTTTTCAACGGCTTGATGCTGCGCCTCGGGGCGGAGCGCTTCAGCATCTAGAACGGCAGGGTCGAATCCAACTGGTCCCCGGCCTCGGTCGCCGGGGCCTGGATGTCCTGGAACTCGACGCCGTCCCCTACGATGCTGGTCTTTGCCTTCGATTGCCGCTCCTCCTTGGTCGGAGCCTCGGCTACGAAACAGGTCTTGAGGAGCCGCCAGGTCTCGCCCTCTTTCTTTATCTCCCGCTCGCGGAGCGGCACGATGTCGAGCTGTATTTCCTTGGCGGTAAACTGCTCCCCGTTGCGCTCGTAGTTACGAGTCTTGATGCGGCTCTTGTCGAGCTTGGTGAGGTCTACGGTGATGGTGATGCGGTTGGTAATCATTGCGGTGGCTTACTTGGTGAGTTCTGCGAGCGGGTCGCTGTCGTCCATGACGATGACGGGGATGTCATCGCCCTGGTGCTGGGCTTCGGGGCGCGTGGCTGGCTTCTGCGCCGGTCGCTCTGGTTTGGTGCTCGCCTGGTTGCCATCGTCGTCCTCGGCCTGGAGGTAGAAGTAGCTGACGGGGAGGTAGCGCCTTAGATACGTGATAGCGCTGCCGAGCTGCTGGATGGTCACGTTCTCGGGAAGGTAGGCTGCTGCCGGGCAGATTTCCTCGCCCGTATCGAGGTCGTGGAAGTACAGGCTGATTATCTGCTTCCCTTCCTCGCCGATGCTCACGGGCATGGTCATGAGGATGTTTTGGTCAGCCATGAGCGGGATTATCTTCTCCGCGATGGTGTTCACATCGACGTACTTGGAGCGGAAGGCTGGATTGGTCTTGTCCTTCTCTAATACGCCGATGGTGGCCTGGACGACGGCTATCTTCTGGTAGATGGACTTCGGCTTCTCCTCGGGCTTGGTGGTTTGTGTCATTGGTTAGTTGAGAGCTGGCGCGGCGAATCCGTATCGCACGAACAGCGCGGCAGCGATGATGATTACGAGGACTGCGGCGATGCTGAGCGCGGCCTTGCCGTCGCGGATGTACCGTCCCTTGGAGGCGTGAATCTCCGAGGGGTCGGCGTGGAAGCTGTGATTGTTTCCAGTGTTGTTCATGTGAATGGTTGGTGTGATTACTCGTGGCAGACCTCGCACGGCTCGCTGTCTTCCTCGCCGCAGTCCGGGTCGCAGCAGTACGTGACCAGCTCGGTGCTGGTGCCGTCCGGCAGCACGTACGTTCCTGACTCCTCCGCTGCTTCCGTGTCCGGGTGTTCGAGGCAGACGTACATGTCGATGCTGTTGAGGGTGTAGAAGCGGGTCGCCTCGTTCTCACATCCCTGCTTCGAGCAGCGAACAGCCTTATGTTTGATTTCCCGAATGGTCTGCTTGCCGTCTTTCCAGGTCTCGTAAAGGTCGATGTCTCCCGGCTTCCCCTTATGTATGAAGCGCGAGGGGTTGTCACCAACCTTGTGAATGCCGGGCCTCATGTTAGAGGCCACGGTCGTGCTGCTCCTCCCCGCCCTTTATCATCTCCGCGTCCACCGCGTCTGCTACGCGGCATACGCAGGTCTGCTCGGTCTCGTCATCGTTCTCATAGACGCCTGTTCCGTTGCAGTGCTCGCAGACGGCGCAGTCCGGGCAATCAACTACGAGGTTCTTGTCATTGAGGACGGTGCGGGTGTCCTCGCACGTCTCGCAAACGATTATTTCCTGGTTCATGGTGTGGGTTGTTTTGAGTGGTATCGGCCTGACAACCGATGCCTTAAGTGTATTCCCCCCTTGTCAGAAGTCAATAGCCTTAGAACCCTTGGAAATGCTGCGCCGCACGCTGTCGAGGCTGAAATGGCACTTGTGGCAGAGCGTAATCATCTTGTCCATGTTGGCCCGGTCGAGCGCGGCGATTCCCCGCTCTTTGCTCCTACCCTCTAAGTCCTCGTCCGTGTGGTGAACGTCGAGCCTGCGCTCCCCCTCTTTCCAGACCTTGAAGCACATCTGGCATGTGTGATTGTCTCGAATCCTAACCCACTCTCTGACGTAATCCAGCCCTCCAGACTTGGTAGTATTCGGAACGTTTGCCGGGAACCCCATGCTGAGCAGCTTCGCCCGCGTGAGAATCTTATGCTCCTCGGGCGGCTTCGGCTTCGGCTTCCATTTGGAATGGGAGCGATACCCCGTGTGGATTTGCTGCACTCGCTGTCCGCTGACTCCGAGCATCTCGCCAATCATCCTGTAAGTCATGGGCCTGACGCCCGAACGCAACTGTGCTATTAGTTCCTTTCTTTCAGTATTCATTACCTCCAACTCTATGTGACTGTTGCGAAACGTCAATACCTCGAACTCAGCGCCTCAGATGCCTCCGAATCCGGGCCTCTACCTTGTCCTTCGGGTGTCCCCAGCGACGTAGGCTCTCCTCCCTGACGCCGTTGCTTTGAGGGGTGAGGGGCGGGGCGACCCGTAGCACCACGGGCGGCGTGGGCATGTCCTTCCCCATCGTCCGGTAGAGCGCGTGGAAGTTCGGGAGGTTCTGCACGGCGCGGGGCTGCCAGTCGCTCCCCAGTTCCGGCGCAATCACTTTCGCGTCCTGGGCCGAGGTGCGGAAGCTGATGAGGGTTCCGCAGTTGGCGAAGATTCCCGCCCGGTCTTCGAGCGAGAGCAGTTCCAGGTTCTGCGTCGCGAGCGTGACGAACAATCCGTACTTGCGGCACTCGGCCAGCGTCACGGGAAGGTCAACGCCTTTCGTGAACGTGTGCGCCTCATCGACTACCACGAGGTACGGGTCGGTGGTCTTTCGTTCGAGCGCGGCGAGGGTGAGCTTGGTGAAGATAGCGCAGCCCAGTAGCGTCGATGCCTCCCCGAGCAAGCCTCTCGGAAGCCGTACCAGGATGATGCGCTTCTCGTCCATCGCCTCGGTGAAGCTGAAGCTGCTGGTCGCCTGCCCGAGCACGGCCCTGATATGAGGGTTGAGCGTGAGCCTCGTAGCCTTGTTCAGGATTGGCGTTATCACCTCCTGCCGGAAGGCCGGGGTCCAGGAGTTGAAGTGCGAGAAGAATTGTTCGAGATAGGGGTCAGCTCCGGTCGCCAGCTCCCTCCTGTACGCGGAGCTGGTCAGCGACTTGCCGATGGATACCAGGGACGCCGGGCCAGCGGCGAGGAGGGCGTAGGTGATGTTTGCGAGGAGCCATTCGGAGCGAGCGCCCCAGGCGTCGCCCCAGAGATTCTTGAACAGCCGGACGACGTGCTCGATGAGTAGGGCGTCCTCGCCTCCTTCGAGGAAGTTTATCCCCGGAACCCGGTCGGCCAGCGGGTCAATCAGAATGACATCATTCTTCCTGTGGTCCGGGATGAGCCCGAGGAAGCGGTCAACCAGCTCGCCGTGCGGGTCGATGATGCAGATGCCGGAATCTATCGCCGTTGCCGCGATGTGTTCGAGCAGGTTCGTCTTGCCGGTTCCGGTGCGGCCGAAGATGCCCGTGTGGGTTCCGGGTGTGAAAGAAACGGGGCGGTCATAGGAGTCGATTCCAAGCATCGGCGGAGTCCACCCGGAGTCGCGTAATGAATAAGGGATGCCGCGCTCCGTCCGTTCGGAAGGGACCGAGGGATCGCGGGCTACGCGGGGTGACTGGACGGGGCGGCGCGGCAGAAAGGGCTATAAGGTACTAGATTTCAGTATACCTACTGAAACTAGGACTTATAAGCCGAAGTGGTAGGTCGGCGGTTAGCCCCTTTGTTCCCTTTCTCTTACGGCTGGTAATCGGGCTAGTCGGTGGTAACAGGGGTGGTAATGGAATGGGTAGTGCCTTTCGCGGTGATGAAGGTGGAACAATCGCCCCAGGTGGCCCAGTAGCGACCCGGATTGTGAAACTCTCCCTTGGCAATCGCCTTAGCGACGGCCTTACAGTAGTTCCTCGCCTCGGTCTCCAGGTCGAATACTTCCAAGTCCCGGAAGTTGCCGCACTTCTCCTGGTGGGCTCCCCGGTCATAGTAGGCAGCGTACTGCCTGGCTTTCTTCAGGAGCGCCGATTCGCCGTCCTCGGAGCGGGGCCTGCTGTTCTCGACTTCCAGGAAGAAGTAGCCGACCGCCGTAGCGAAGAAGGCGTCAGGGTTGATGCCCTCTCGTTTCAGCCCTCTCTGCTCCCACAAAAGGATGTCGTCCCAGAAGCGTACATGGAAGTCGGTGATCTTCAGGTCGTGTTCGAGGATTTTCGTAGAGTCTCCGGGGAGGCAGAAGACGCTCTTGCCCTTGTGCGAGAGCTTGTCCAGCTTCCCTTCCGCCGCCAAACTCACGAGCTTATGCCGGGTAGTCTGCCTCTGGATTGTCTTGGTCTTGGCGACGATGGCGGCCACTTGGTCGATGGTCGCGAACCTCAGCTCGCGCACTATCCCTGCCGGGTCGGTCGGCTTCTCGTAGGTCATGGCCGGGGCGTCATAGTCTTCCGATTGTAGCTGCTGCTCGGGCTCGGGTAAGGCCGGTACCTCCGGCTCCGCTGCTGGCTCTGCCTTAATCCTGGTCGCCGCTTCGACATAGGCACGCAGCTTCTCCGGGTCCGCCTCGACCTTTCTGATTCCCACCGTGCTGCATACCAGATCTTCCTTGCCTGACCTGCGGAGCATGAAGAAGCGCTTGGTACGCCGATGAGTGGCTACCACCTCGTCCCGCGAGAGGCCGGGCATGACGATTGGCACGTCACGCATCGGGGTGCCGCCGAGGGCTATCCGTACCAGGCAGTCGTCGAACGCGCTGGTGACGCTCGCATCCAGGGAGTGGAAGGAGTGCGTGATGAGCCAGAGGTGGAAGCGAAACTTCGCGGCTTCCATGAGCATCGTGGCGAATTGGGGCGAGGCGAAGTTCTGGAACTCGTCAACGATGAGGTTAACGGGAGCGAGCGTTTCGGACTCGTGCGTCGTGCGTTCCTCCATGGCGTTCCATATCTCGTCCACCAGGAACGTGCCGATGATGTTGCGCGAGGTCTTGGAGAGGGTACCGCTTGATTTCAGGTTCACGAGCAGGGTCTCTCCCCGCTGGGTGATCGCCTGGATGTCGAGCCGTTTCGGGTTCGTGAAGATGCGCTGCACGCCCGGCTCCACGATGATGTCGAACAGGCGGTTGGCGCTCGAACGCATCAAGGCGTTGTAGGCCGGTACCTTCTTCCCTGCGACGAGCGAATCCCACTCGTCGCGGATGTCCTCGTTCTGACAGTTGCTCATCATCTCGTCGCGCTGGTCGAACAGGCGCGGTGCCTTGAACGCCCTGAGGTCCGACAGGGGAAGCTGCTGCTCTATCAGGACGTAGAACATGCAGCGCATGATGATACCGGCCTGTATCGCCTCGGTTCCCGTGTACCCGAGCGCCCGCACCGTGGTCTGCTGAAGCGTGTTTGCCTTCGTTGCTATCCGCGCCGGGGTCGGGTCGTCGAGGTGGAACGGGTTGAATCCTACCTGGCTGTCAAGGTCGGATGCGTCGAGCAGGTGTGCGGGGTGGTCATTAGCCACGCACCAGGCGAGCATGGCCTCATAGAGGTGCTGGGCGGGGTCTACCACGATGATCCCCGTCCGTTCCCTGAGGAGCATCTGCCTGATAGCGTGTTCCATAAGCTTGGTCTTCCCTCGCCTGGAACCGCCGATAATCTGGATGTGCGCTTCCCTGTCCGCATCGTCGAGGAAGACCGGCTCTGCCTTGAACTTCACCTCATCGGGCCAGAAGCTAATCTGCCGTTTGTGGATGCCGATGAGCAACCCCTCGTAGAGCGGCCACGGCTCCCTAGGGATGGGGTCGGGCTCGGGTACGGGTTCGGGGGGTGGCTCGGGCTCGGGCTCCGGCTTCGGAGGGGGCGGCACCGGCTTAGGCGGCGGTGGCGGCGGAGGAAACGGCCACGTGAGGATTAACGTGCCGAGAAACGTCACTATCGAGGTGAGGAGGCAGGCGAAGGCTATGAGACGGTTAGGCGGCTCCGCGTCGGTGACGGCATAGAGCGCGTAGCCCAAGCCGTTAGCCACGATGGCCGCCATTACCCAGCCGAGTATGATAGCTCCTATCCTATGCGCCAACGGCCTCCTTCCATCTCCTTCGCCCATGCTTCAGCATGACCTCTATCGTCTCGTCTTGGAGCGGCACTTCGAGTGCCGCGTCGATCTCCACCGTGTAGTACTTGAACGAGTTTATCTTCTTGAACTTGGCGTTGAACTGGGTCTGGATTATACCCGTTTCGATGAGGCGGATGTCCTTGTCGTTGTAGGCCGCTCCGACGTGATCGTCTGCCAGTTTCCACCTGTTCTCAGGGTTGTATTGCAGGTAGAGATTGATGATACGGGGGTGAGTCTTAAACAGTATCATCGTATCTCTATCATCAAGGGACGCCACGGCGTCCACACCCACGTCGCGCTGGGCGTCCACGCACTCGATGAAGTGGACGCCAGCCAGCTCGTAGAACTCCTGCAACTCCAGCCGGTGCTTCGCTCGGAACATGCGGAAACGCTCGTCATTCTCGGGACTGATGCGGAAGTGCTGCCGCGCCTTGTCTCCCCGGTGCCGGTCGCCTTTGTGGGCGTCCACAACCTTCTTCGGTGGGCGTCTGGCGGGTTTCGCGGTGGGCGTCTTGGCGTCCGCTTTCGGTTCCGGTGTGGGCGTCTTGGCGTCCACGATCCTGGTGTGGGCGTCCACTAGTTCCGATTGTGGGCGTCCACTCGCCTGAGAGTGGGCGTCAGGCTCTTCGAGGAGGTCGGAGAGGCTATTCCACCGCTGCGGATTGTCGGCCCGTACCATTCATGACCTCCTTCGCGGCCAGGGCTACCAGTTCGACGGGATAGAGCTTCAGCTTCTGCTTCTGCCCCAAGGCGTGAGCGAACGAGCAGACCTTCAATATCTCCCTGGGTATCCCTCCGGTGCGGTCGTAGATTTCCGCTATCGCCTCGGAATCGAACGGGCAGGGAATCTCGGCCTTCATGCAACGGAACTCGATCATGCCCGTGGTCTCAGGCAGCGTCAGGGGATCGAGCGAGCTGGGAAGAAATACGCGGCTCCTGATTGCCTCCTTGCTCGGGTCGGCCAGCTTCGCGGCTAGCTCCATCTGCCCCGCGATCACGAAGTTGATGAGCTTGTGCTCGTGGGTCTCGAAGTTCAGGAGCGTGCGAAGCAGTTCGAGCTGCGCCCCTTTGAGCTTCTGCGCCTCGTCGATGAATACGACAGCAGACTTGCCCTCCCGGTACAGCTCCACCATCCGGCCGCGCAGGTCGTTCTCCTGGTCGAGCACGGAACGCCTGGGACCTAACCCGTATTCGGCTGATATGGCCTTGAGGAACGCGAAGTCGCTGATGTAATTAGGGGAGGGAAGTATCTTGCACTCGTACTCCTCCCGCGCATGGTACTCGGTGTAGATGTAGCGGAGCAGAGACGATTTCCCCGTCCCCACCGGCCCGAGGAGCATGGTCAATCCCTGCCTGTTATCGAGGACGTGGCGGGTCTTGAACAGGGCGTTCTTGAGCGCCGGGGTCTCGTACAGGAGGTGCGGATTGGGGCTTATGCTGAACGGCTGCATGTTCATGGCGAGGCTTTGTAGCACAAGCCGCCCGCCAGGGCAATCTAATTCTGGCAGGGGGTACGATAACTGAGGCTGATTCTTGGAGAGACGGAATATTTCACGAAGTCGCGATATTATTTCCGATAATAGAAATTTTATGAACTATGCGGCCTCGGGTGTCTGTTCAGGAGGTAGTATAAAGTACAGCAAAAAAGCGACTTGCGCGGCACCAAGATGCCATTCCTGTCGGCTATAAGCCGTTTCCTCTCGCAATGCCTCCTCTGGAAGTGCTCTAATGCCGACCTCCTATGAGATTTACCAGACTTATCTGCGCGGCCCGGCGGCGGTCATTCGTCTCTTCGAGCAGGCTCTCGGCACTCAGGCCATCTACGGCCCGCCCGACCCTGACACGCAGCAGCGCGCCATCGAGGGACTATCGGAGGAGATCGGACGGCTCAAGGGTCAGATCGCCCGCTTGCAGGAAGAGTTACGCGAGACGCGCAGCGACAACCACCGGCTCTGCCGCCGCAACACGGAACTCGAAGCAGTAATCACGAAGGACTCGCATAACTCATCGCGCCCGCCCTCAACTGACCCGCCCTGGAGCAAGCGCACGAAGAGCCTGCGGCGGCCATCAGGCCAGCGACCGGGTGGGCAGCTTGGTCATCAAGGCCATACGTTACGGCTGACACCGAAGCCGACGCGCGTCGTCACGCACCGCCCGCCGCAGTGCCGCCATTGTCACGGGTCATTTGGGGCAGGGCACAGGATCGGCACCGAGCGGCGGCAAGTGATTGACCTCGTCCCCGCGAGGTTGCGAGTCACGGAACACCGGGCCGAGATCGTGCGCTGCCCCTCATGTGGGCAGCGCACGAAGGCGGAGTTCCCCGAGAGCGTGAGAGCCACCGTGCAGTATGGCCCGTCAGTCCTCGCCCGAGCGCTCTACCTGCATGACTATCAACTGCTGCCTTACGCGCGCACGACCGAGGCGATGAAAGAACTGTTCGGCTGCGCTCTCTCTGCGGGGACGCTCGCCAGCGCCGTCAGGCAATGTGCCTCAGGGCTGGTTGAGACGGAGTTGAAGATCAAGCGCGGGTTGCGGCGCTCTCCAGTCATTCACGCCGACGAGACGGGGTTGCGCGTCGAGGGGCGGCTGCACTACGTGCATGTGGCGAGCACCTCGCGGCTGACGCATTATGGGGCGGACGCGCGCAGAGGGAAGGCGGCGATGGACGACATCGGCATCCTGCCGCAGTACCGCGGGACGTGCGTGCATGACGGCTGGCTCTCTTACACCTTCTATCCGAAGTCCCGCCACGCCTTGTGCGGGGCGCACCTGTTGCGCGAACTGATCTTCTTTGAGGAATTAGGAGTTGAGACGAAGACATGGGCTGCTCCGCTCAAAGAGTTGCTGCTGGAGATGAAGACGGAGGTCGAGAAAGTTAGTGCTGATGGCGGGCGGCGGCGGCTGGGCGCAGAAAAACTAGCAGCGCTGACAGGCAGCTATGACCGGCTGATCGCGGAAGGACTGAAGGTACCGCCGTCCTCGCATGTGCCGGAGGGAGTACAGAAGCAGGGGCGCAACTTGTTGCTCCGGCTGGAGCGGAGAAAGGAAGAGGTGCTGCGCTTCCTGACCGACTTCTCGGTGCCGTTCGACAACAATCAGGCGGAGCGTGATCTCAGGATGATCAAACTCCAACAAAAGACCTCGGGGTGCTTCCGCACAGAGGAAGGAGCGAGGAGGTTCTGCCGCATCCGCTCCTATCTCTCAACCACGAGGAAGCAAGGGCGCGCGGTGCTTGGTGCGCTTGAAGGAGCGTGCCGCGGGAAGCCGCTAAGTGTTAGAAAACGCAAGGAATAGCTGAATTGTTACCGGCCTCGTAATCTGAATAGAAAAGACCGCACTTAAAGCCGTTCGGCATAAATAGTGGGTATGACGAAAATTTCGGTTGCTTTTGGGAAAGATGCTACCGTAAAATGCTAATCGTGATCTTTCTCTCGAACGACAGGGCGCACTCCCTGTTTCCTTAATTAAGGAAATAGCTTGTGGTCAAGCCATCGTTCCAAAGTTTCGGCTGGAATACGTTTCCCAAGTTTGCATAGCCGAAACCTGAATATCTGCGGCGCAGGGATTCACTCTCAGAGAAACCACATTGATATTTGAAAACTTAACACAGTGCGCGATCTCAAACGCTTAACAAGGCTGGAGTCGGCTTTCCAACTCCTTAGTCCCACGATTAGGAATAAAAAATATCCTAGTTGCTTGTTCAAGCGTAGGTTGCGATCTGTAAGGGTGGTGCATTCAACTCGTGCGCCCTCGGTGCTCCTTCATTACTAGCTAAGCAATGAAGTCTGGTAGAACCGAGCGAGTTGAAAACCGAGCAGTCAGCGAAGTACAACGATACTTGGACGACGCGCTGAATGCTCAACACCAGGGAAAGTCTTTGTAGAAATGAGAAAGGAAGCAACAGACAATCCCTTCTAACCTGCCACGCGACTATCCGAGATTCCGTCAATGGCAGATGAAATAGACCATAGGAGTAGCTAGAGTGCAGTGACTAGCTCTCAACCTGTGGTTGACCTCTAGTACCTACCCTTACGAACAATTCCAAGAATCCTTGGAGAGTAACCAGAGGAAAACTACGCCGCTCTAGGTGGCATAGTCCTCGCGCACGAGTGTAGACAAAACTTTCAACAACATAGAAAGGCCAACGCTCGTGCTCCATAGCATTCGAGGTTGGCCTTTTTTTCGTGTTCGGGAAGGGTTAGAAGAAGTTCTTTGAAAAGATTTGGCGGCCCTACGGTAACGAGCGAATCGCTCCCGCAATGCCGCCAGTATTCGAGCTTAATCCCCATAGGTGCGGGGACAGCAGGCCGACGCGCAAGAGCGCGAGCCGGTCTGGAAGCAGCTCGGTGTCTGCGGCAGACTTACCAGGTTTCACCGCAGACACCGAGCATAGCACCCTTGTTTCCGGTGGTACAAGACAAAATCGTGGGCCACCGGTTAGCAGAGGAGGCCCTATGCTCGATGCACATAAGGCGACGGAGTTGGCAACTTCGGCGCTGCACGTCATCGGCGGTCTCTACGGCGCGTGGACACACATAATGGTTGGCGATCTGGGTGGGTCAGTCCTCGTATCCCTGACCGTCGCCGCTTGCGTCCTGATCTTGGCTGGTGCGACAGCCCTAGCTGAGATCATTCGGGTCAAAGTTCAGCGGTACGTGCAAAGGCACGAACAGCAGAGCCTGCCCGAGCCACGTGACAAGGGGAGACTAAACGCCTAGCCAGCGTGCCGTGATGACAGGCACGGCTTCTCAAACCCAACCTGTCGAAGAAACCTCCGTTTCGGTTTATCCGTAGCGGAGGTTTCTTTTTTGGACGGCGAATTTTCTTTGAGGAATAGGACTGCTTACCCTAGGAAAGATGGGTACGAACGTACCTACCGTTAGAACCGCGCTGGCGGCTCCCCCCTCCCCCTCAGGCTAGCTGAAGAGTCGGAGGAAAGTCGCCCCGCGCGTTCTCGCTACCGTTGAGAACCTGTGACCGGCATTTCTGCGTGTCCGGTACGCTTGTGGGCTACGGGCGTTTGCTCCATCCCGTTTTAACTCCCTGGAGGTAGATACGTTCAACTGCAATCAGAGAAGCGAGCGCCGGTATCGATGCGACGACCCGCTTCTCTAATTTCGATACTACACAATAAGCATAGCGCGGCTGGCCGCCCCGTCAAGCGGTCTAATTTTATTGCCCCGCACGCTGTAGGTGGTATATAAGCCTCTTGCTTCTCACGCTCTAACACTCAGTAGATCCTCAGGAGAAACCATGGAAGAATCAGATAAAGAATTAGCATCTTCGGAATCGGCGGATGAGAGCAACCGTGCGCCTGCTGGCACCGCGGCGGGGAGGATTGACCTCCAGTATACGCAGCCCGACGGCCGTGTGCGGAGGTCGAGCCTGACACAGTTCGCCCTCGTTAACCAATACGATGCGCGTAATCGTTTTTGGAGGTCGGCAGGAAGGGCTCGCGATAGACAAGCTGAATATGGTATGCAAGTCACGTGTGACGTACGAAATCAAATCTTGACCGTCACGTTGAACAATCACGTGTTTACGGTCCCTGGCACGCATATGCACGCTACAGTTTTCAATGCCGGACGAACGCTCGAAATAGGCTTTCTGAAGGATGCTGAAGCGCACACCGAGATCGTAGGGGACCAGTATCTCATCGAAAGAAACTCTCGTTTGAAGCTTTCCCTCTAATCGCCAAGCCGCCTCCTAGAACCGCACCTCGCACGAATGGTAGATGCTCGACGGGTCAACGGCCCAGTAGGTCAGGAGGGCTCCGGCGACGAAGCCGAGGACTATGAGGATGAGGGAGAGGCGGGTCATGGAGGGAAGTGTAGCAGCTCCTTCCAAGACAAAAGGCCCTCGTTGCCGGGGGTCTTTCGTCGGGTCTAGGTGATCCGGGGCACAAGCTCGTCCGAGGAAGTCGTCGGGGTCTAAAACACGGTTTCTCGTCCTGCCCGAGTTTCCAAAGGGCAGCACCTTTCCACTTCCTATCCTCCCTGAGCGGTGAGTGCGGCTGAGGTTTCCGTCAGGAATATCACACAAAAGATTATGAACACAGTTAGGTTTTGATGGGCAGCGAATGGGAAGAGTAAAACCGATGCCTCTTGATTTATCGCTACAGCGCCCGGTATGGGAGCGCACACCCACCGCTCAGGGAAGTTCGTGATGCGCTGGAGAGACAGGCGATGCGGGGTTTGCACACACTGCCTCTCCAGGCGCACCACGGTTGTGAACGAGCTTGCACGGTCATTGTCGGGCCGGATGGGCTGGGACGCAAGCGAGATACGCACGACCCCCGGATTTCTCCGAGGGTCACGCGCTATTACAATCGCGCCATCTTTCGATGACCCCTGAATCGTAGCAGTGTCGAGACAAAGAAAAGCACCGGGCTAGGGACGGGACCGCAGCCAGGTGCCAGTTCGTGGTGATGCGTCCCTATCATAGCAGCCGTCGGGACGTAAAAAAGCCCCCTCTTGGATTGCCCGGTACAGTAGAAGACCGGACGGGCGGGGCACAAAGCGCTGATGGCTTTCGTTTCGTGGGAGCGGTCTCCCGTGTGGACCACTGACTACAACGATACCAGGCTTGACGGGTTATCACAAGCGTCAGAGGTAGTTCGCCTCGCTCTACGGTGGTTTAGGGCTTGGCTGGCCGTTTTCCTCGCCTTCAGCTTTCCAGGGGGTCTGAGGGGCGTTTTGGCGACTGCGGGCCTTTGGCGGCTCCGTGGTCATCTGCTCGAAGCAGCGGAAGCAGTATCGGTACTTCCATCCCTGGCTGTAGGTCTGGGAGACGGCTCGTCGCAGTGGTGGCAATGTGTCATCGCCCGTGCTTGAAGTTGACACCTCGCTTCTCGTTCCGCTGCTGTCCACGCGATCTATCTGGGCGACGCACTCGAAGACGAACGTGGCGTCAATGTCGCCTTGGTATCCGCCTCGGGTCGCTTTCTGGATTGCCTCGCCCTGGTTGCGGGCAAAGAACTTGCGCTCCGAGACCGTGTACGTGGCCTGAGTCTTCGGGTCGTATCCGAGGTTGCGCGAGATGTACAGTTTCTCCTGCATCAGCCTCTCTTGGATGATGCGGCGGACTGATTCGAGGCAAGCGTTGAAGCCCCATGTGTAGTTCACACGCTTCTGGTAGTTGTCATCTCGCACGTATCGCTATGACCGAAATTGTCACCGCCCCCGCAGCAATTAACCTCTCTAGCTCCGGCAGCTTCTCCAGCAGCTCCGCTTTCCACTGTCGCGGAGGGAACGGATAAAGGCTTTAACTTTCAATCCAGCCGGGGAACCCGCTGTGTATACGGTCCATCGGCAACTCCGTATCGAACTCCCTCTCCCAGTCCTGGGCTCGTGGCGCTCCCCTACACCGTGCAGCCTGGCATCCTGCTTCTCCTACCGCGCCTGGTGCTCGTCGCACAGGTGCCAGCCTACCTTGTCGTGACGCTGGCGGTCCTCGTGCAGCCCTGCTGCATGCACTCGCGACGTTCCCAGTCCTGGGCTTCTGTGGTGGTGCGGGAACCCTTTCAGCTCCGCAGTCGCACGGCTTATAACGGGGCACGGTCCGTTATGGGCGACCATGCACGATATATTGGCGGAACAGTGAGGCTTGTGAGTCATACCTGAAGCATAGCAAGCTGCCTCTCCATCGCCTGTTGATAACCTAGCGGCGTCAGTGATGGCCGAGGTTATTGCTCAAGGCCCAATCCGCGACCTGGATTGCCTTTGCCCCGTCAAGTGGTGAGCCGGAGATACCTGCTTTCTGGGAGAAACCAATCCAGTGGGCGTCTTGAACATGGACGGATGCCGTAGGAGTTCGAGTGAACGTACCCAAAGACGCACAATCTCCCCGTCCCCCCATCGCATTCTCACACTTCTAACATCAAATAGGTCGGCAAGCAGACGAAGACTGAGGTAACGATAGCTGTAACAGGTGTACTCGAGCATTATGTGGAAGATGCGATGAGCATGACAGCTTGCGAGACCCAAAATGATATGACAAATGTTATGACCACTGCAAAGGATAGGAGCGTGTGTCGTAAGACCTAAGAATCATTGAATTCATACACTAGACACAACTTTGCGGTCGGGGCTTTCATCGAGAGCCTCAGATGATTAGCTAAACAAAGAGTACTTCATAATAACAACCGCCTGTCGCGGTTTCTTACACCAAGGCCGCTCTATCCAGTGGGGGGACTGCCTCGATGGGGAACGTAAGGCCAGCGGCCCCTGCGCTGGAAGACAGGCACGAGGTCACGAGCTCATATGATTGTCTTTCTGAGGCTTCCCGCCGTGCCGTGGGCAGTTATGGGGATGAGTGAACGGA